TGTATTAATTGTCTCTCTTGTTTTCCATTGAGCAACACTTTTCGCTTTCGCTTACATTTGTCTCCGCTTCCTTTTGATCTTGGCATGGTCTTCCTCTCTTTTTCCTAATCTTCAAATTTCTTCGTTGTCTACGCAACATATCTACAGTAATTTTTGTGTCAGTTTTTTCGCTCAACAATGTTGCCAATTCGCTATCTTTCATTTTCAACCAATTTTCTTCAATATATAACAGCTCCTCTTTGCTCCATTTTTTGTATTTTTTCATTATTGTTGCCTATAAAGTTGACAAATCGTGTAATAACAATATTATATTAGTATAAATTAACTTTAAAGCAAGGAAATTTTATGAAAGATCCTGTTTCCGTAAATTCTGTACTTGAAACCAAAGCCTCAGGATGCTTAAATGTTCAAGATGATCTTAATAAACAACAAGAAAAAAGTATAGCACAACTAATATATGAGCAAACAGAAAAAAAATCAGAGCAGTCTTCCTAACAATGTTAACGAAGAAGAATTTTTAAAAGTACTAGATAATATTAGCAAAAGACTTGGCCACAAATTTAAATTTGGATACCATAGCTACGAAGATATGAAGCAACAAGCTGCTATATTTGCCCTAGAAGGACTAGAAAAATATGATAATAAGAGGCCATTAGAAAATTTCTTGTGGACCCACGTTAGAAACAGACTGTTTAATTACAAAAGAGATAATTACCAAAGGCCCGACAAACCTTGTTTAAGCTGCATCTTTTACGACCCTCACTGTGCAAAATCAACAAATCAATGTGAAGAATACACAGACAGATCAAACTGTGAAGAGTATAGCACATGGAATAATCGCAATACCAACAAAAAAAATATAATGAGGCCGGTTGGCATAGAAGACCTTAAAGAACAAAATGTGTCAATTTCACAACTATCAACAGAAAATAGTGTTCTTGAACTTGTAGCAAACGAACAAATAATTAAAATATTGGATGAAAAAATTCCATCACAGCACAGAGCAACATACCTAAAACTAAAATATGGTGATAAGGTTTACAAAACAGATATGAACAAACTTCTAGACTGCATCAAAGAAATTTTACAAGAAAATGACTACGAAATCTAATAAACCTCCTCGCAAAAGAGGACAATTGGCTCTAGAAGAAGAAAAATTTATAAGAGACAATATAGGCTTTTTATCTATTGAGGAAATAGCCGAAAAATTAAATCGTACAATAAAACCGGTCGAAAGATACATAAGCGAAGCTAAAATTGGACTAAAAACTGTTGATGAACAAGAAACTGATAAAACTTTACGGCAAAAATTACACGCTAAAACATTCTGGCCCGAAATAGAACGTCAATTTGATAAAGAAACGGGCGAGTTAGACTATTTTGAAGATACATGGATCGGACTTGTTAAACAATTTCGCGAAGACGTTCTTCCTGCAGAAGAATTACAAATAAAACAATTTATCACTATAGATATTCTTATTAACAGAAGTATGAAAGAACGCAAACGACACATCGCCGATACTGAAAAATTGCAAGTACAAGTTGATAAAGAATACAATAAAGATGAAGATGAAAGAGATGCCCCAAAATTAGCTAATCTTGAAACCCAGCTCAGCTTCGCCCGCAATAGTATAGCTAATTACACAAACGAATATACCAAGCTGCTTAATGAACAGCAAAAAATTAGCAAAGACCTTAAGGCCACCAGAGAACAGCGAATCAAACGCATCGAAGATGGCAAAAGTAGCTGGGTGGGACTTATAAGAATGCTGGAAGACGAAGAACTTAGAGAAAAACAAGGATTAGAAATGGAAATTATGGCCATGGCCGTACAAAAAAGCAAAGAAATTCTTAGTGAATATCATCAATATGCAGACGATAGTGTAGATATGCCCCTGCTCACCCCAGAAACCATTGTTAAAAAAGATCAGGCCCCATCATGAAAAAAGCAATAGTAACAGGAATAACCGGTCAAGACGGCTCTTATCTTAGCGAACTATTATTAGAAAAAGATTACAAAGTTATTGCTTGCCACAGAAGATCTTCCACAAATAACTTACAAAGAGTCCGCCACCTTCTGCACAATCCTAACTTTAAACTGGAAGAATTTGATCTTACAGACCCTAGCGGCTGTTACCAAACCATAAAACAACATCAACCTGATGAATTTTACAACCTCGCTGCGCAAAGTCATGTTGGAACTAGCTTCAAGCAACCTTCTGCAACATTCGAGATTAATACAATAGGAGTTACCAATATATTAGAAGCTATACGCAATTATTCACCGCACACAAGACTTTATCAAGCAAGCACTAGCGAAATGTTTGGTCGAAATTATTCGACTAAAAAAGGGGGTCGTAAATATCAAGACGAACGAACACAAATGTTGCCACAGAGCCCATATGGTGTTGCTAAATTAGCAGCTCACAACATGATTGAAATATATAGAAGCGGATACGATATGTTTGCTTGTTGCGGAATTTTGTTCAATCACGAAACTGTAACATACGGAACTCCTTTGATAATTAAAATTAATGATAAAATAGACATATTGCCCATAGGAGATGTTGCTAGATTTCACACAGGAGTTGTGTTCAATTTAAATAATAAAAATTACCAAGAAGGAAAACCAACAACAGATATTAAAGTCTGGGACCAGAACGGATGGGTCGATATAAAGTGGGTGTCCGGATACCCGCACAAATTAGATAAAAACCCAAGAATAATTAATGCAAGAAATTATGTTTATGCTGCAACAGGCAATCACCTTTGCATTATGCACGACGATCAAGAAATTGCCACCTCAGATTTAAAGTTAGGTGATAAAGTTAAAAACATAAATTACCCAGCAACAGAAAATATTCAAGATATTTCATTAGAAAAAGCTGAATGGCTTGGCATGCTGGTTGCTGACGGATGTATCTCAAATAATAAAATAAGATTAACCAATAAAGATTTTAAATTGAAAAAAAGATTTTCTGATTTGTGGAATAGTTTCAATCCTGACGGACACACAACATATTCAAATTCAAAGTCTGGGTTTAATAACGAAAATGTAGGTCAAGTAAATTGTTTTGGTTCAAATGAAAAATTTGATATATATACCCATGACTTGAGTGCTTTTAATCACAAAAATAAAAAAGTTCCTATAGAAATTTTAAATGCTTCAATAAATGTAATGGAAGCTTTTTTGGTTGGATATAATATATGTGATGGATTAAAGAAAAATCCCTGCAAGTATAAGTTCAAAAATTTCAAAACAAATTCTCCAACTTTAGCGGCAGGGTTACTATATTTAGTTAGTAAAGTCACACAACAAAAATACAACATTACAGTAGAAGAATCATGGAAATGGGGAAAGCAACAATTTTATTACTCTATTAATTTGTTATCAGATAAAAAAACAAATATTGAAAAATACGAAGTGGTTAAAAAATTATTAGATGAATCATTATCCCAAAGATCCATACATACAAAAACTGGAATTAGCAGATCATTTATTAGAAAAGTACAAAATGGATATATACCCACAAACAATCACCACCTAGAACTTTGCTCAAATGAAATAAAAAAAATTATAGATATTCCCAATTATTCTGGATGGTTTTTTGATCTAGAAACTTCAAGTGGCACTTTTCATGCTGGTGTTGGACAAGGAGTAATACATAATTCTCCCAGACGCGGCGAAAATTTTGTAACCAGAAAAATAACAAAATACATTGGACAGGTTATCAGGGGTGAAACTAAAGAGAAGTTGAAATTGGGAAATCTTGATGCTCACAGAGATTGGGGCCACGCAAAAGACTATGTTCGTGCTATGCATTTAATGCTTCAACACAATCGACCAGTAGACCTTGTGATTGCTACAGGCAAAACATATAGTGTAAAAGATTTTTTGAGACTATCTTTTGAAAGTGTTAATCTTGATTATTATCAATACGTAGATATTGATCCTGACCTTTTTAGACCGGCAGAAGTTGATTATTTATGTGGAGATTCTACTTTGGCCTCACAAACTATAGGATGGACTCCCAGTATAGATATTAACGGTTTGGTCAAAGATATGGTAGAAAGTGATATTAACAATGTATCGCAATTTTGATGATCCACAATATAAAAAATGGAGACAACAAGTTTATAAAAGAGACAAATTTATGTGCAGATGGCCAGGATGTAATAAGAAAAATGGACTTAATGCACATCATATTAAAACTTGGGCTGGATTTCCAGGATTAAGATTTGATCCCAATAACGGTATCACATTATGTAAATACCATCATAGACAAGTTCACGGACTTGAAGAAGTATATGCAGGCACCTTTTTAAAAATATTAGCAAATGATAGACTTCAGTAATTTTGAAATAATTATAGACACCCGCGAACAACATCCGTGGGAGTTCCACACCATGGATAAAACTGTAGCTAAATTAAACACAGGGGATTATTCCTTAAAGGGCCTGGAAGATATCTTTTGCATAGAACGAAAAGGCAGTGTGAGTGAGTTCGCCAATAATATAACAGAAAAAAGATTTAAAGACGTTATAGACAGATTATCCAAAATAAAACATCCATTCTTATTATTAGAATTCAACCTAGAAGACGTATTAATATATCCCGTAGGATCATCTGTGCCTAAAAGAATGTGGGACAAATTAAGAATTACTCCAAAATTTTTACTCAAACACATCAACGAACTCCAACTTCTGCACAATATTAAAATATTATTTTGTGGAGATGCAACTAATGCTGAAAAAATGGCCTTAGCCTTAATGAGAAAAGCTTATGAATATTACGGACAGCCAAAAAAAGATATTTGATGATGCTTGGCTCGGACTTGGTGATCTATCAAAAATACATGTTCCTCATAATCCTATGATTCATAGGACAGAAAAAGATATAGAAAACCCCGATCTGCATTTATTGAAATTGCTTACAAATCCTAAATATATAGGAGCTACATGTAAATTATTATTCAATATTGAATTACATCCAATGCAGTGTATTATTTTACAAGAATTTTGGCATAGACCTTTTCCTATGTATATTGCTAGCCGTGGTTGGGGTAAAGCATTAGCTCCAGAAACACCAGTATTGTCTGACAAAGGATGGAAGAATATTCAAGATATTGAAGTTGGAGATAAAGTATATGGTTCAGACGGAGAGTTAGCAAATGTTACGGGCACTACTATCAGGCAAAAGAATTTAAAATTTTATAAGATTACACTAAGAGACGGAAGATCAATAAGATGCTGCGAAGATCATTTATGGAAAGTATGGGATAAAAATAAATTAACGTATATCACTATTTCTACCAAAGACATGATAAATAACTATTATTTGAATAGATCAGGAGATAAAACTAGCGGGAAGGAATTTAGGTATGCTTTACCAATAAACAAACCTATTCAAGGATGGCAAACCAAAGAGCATCCTATACACCCCTACATTCTAGGAGTTCTTTTAGGAGATGGTTGCGTAACTCAAAAAACTATAAGCTTTACTACCAAAGATCAAGAAATAGTAGATAAAGTCAATGAATTATTACCAGAAGGATATGTAGCAACTAAATATCGTTCATCACTATGCTCTTTTGGTATCAAAAGAACAGATAAAACAAAAATTCCTTTTTATAAACTTTGTCAGCAGGTCGGTATATGGCAAACTAATTCTAGTACTAAATTTATACCATATGATTATTTATATTGTGATTACATCCAAAGATTAGAACTTTTAAAAGGATTAATGGACACAGACGGATATTCAGAACGTACAAAAAAAGAATATTATACAATTTCTAATAGGCTGTGTGAAGATTTTTTAAATTTAGCCAGATCTTTAGGGCTACATTGTAAACACTCAGTTAAAAAAGCATGGATAAAAGATGTTAGGTATTCTGATTGTCACAGAATAGTTATATATACGAATGAGCAAATTTTTTCTTTACCTAGAAAATTACAATATTTAAATTATTCGGTTTCTAAACAAGGACAATCTAAGTACGAAAAAGTTTTTATTGTTAATATAGAAGAAGATGGACAAGATGACGGTTATTGTATAACTGTTGATAATAATGATCATACATATATTACTAAAGATTATATAGTTACTCACAATTCATTTCTCTTGGCCCTCTATGCTGTAATTAAATGTACATTTACTCCTGGCACCAAGATCGTTATTGTGGGTGCTGCATTTAGACAGAGTAAGATTATTTTTGAATATATGGAAACAATATGGAGAAGCAGTCCGATTCTTAGAAGCATATTTTCTGGAAATAGTGATGGGCCGAGAAGAGATGTTGATAGGTGTACGATACGACTCGGTGATAGTTGGACCATAGCTGTTCCTTTAGGAGATGGCTCTAAGATTAGAGGTTTAAGAGCACACATTATTATTGCAGACGAATTTGCATCAATATCACCAGATATTTATGAAACCGTTGTAGCGGGCTTCGCTGCTGTTAGTGCTAGTCCTATTCAAAATGTAAAAGAAGAAGCAAGAAAAAAAGCTATGCAAAAAGCCGGTGTTTGGAACGAAGAAATAGCAGCTCTTCAATACAAGATGGGAAACCAAGCTATTATATCTGGTACCGCAGATTATAGCTTTAAACATTTCGCCCAATACTGGACAAGATACAAAGCTATCATAGAAAGCCAAGGAGATAAACATAAATTAGAAGAATTATTCAAGGGAGAAGTACCAGAAAACTTTAATTGGCAAGATTATAGTATTATTAGAATTCCATATGAATTAATACCTAAAGGTTTTATGGACGACAAACAAGTAGCTAGAGCTAAGGCGACTATTCATACAGGAATATATAATATGGAATACGCCGCTTGTTTTACTGCTGATAGTGATGGATTTTTCAAAAGAAGTCTTATAGAATCTTGTGTTGTTGGTGGAGATAATCCTGTTTTAATTAATGAGAAGCCTATTATTTTTGATACTGTCATACAAGGAAATACTCATAATGAATATGTTTACGGTATAGATCCTGCTAGCGAAAAGGATAATTTTAGCATAGTTATTCTTGAAATACATCCAGATCATAGCAGAGTTGTTTATTGTTGGACTACCAACAGAAGTAATTTTAAAGAAAGACAAAAATCCGGTATGACCCAAGAGCACGATTTTTACGGTTTTTGTGCAAGAAAAATTAGAAATTTAATGAAAACTTTTCCTCCCAAAATTATAGGTATGGATGCTCAAGGTGGGGGTATAGCTATTGAGGAAGCTTTGCACGACCCTAAAAATACTGAAGAAGGAGAGCATTTAATTTGGCCTACTATCAATTATGATAAAGCTAAAGACACAGACTCTCAGCAAGGTCTACATATTCTAGAAATGGTTCAATTCGCCAGAGCAGATTGGACAGCACAAGCTAATCACGGATTAAGAAAAGATTTAGAAGACAGAGTATTACTTTTTCCTAGATTTGATCAATTAACTTTAGGGTTAGCTTTAGATGAAGAAGGAAAAGATATTTTAAAAACAGATTTGTCTAACTCTATTTATGATAGTCTTAGTGAATGTATACTAGAAATAGAAGACCTAAAAAATGAATTAACAACTATAGTGATGACGCAAACCAGCAGTGGACCAGGAGCCAGAGACAAATGGGATACTCCAGAAGTTAAATTAGGCAATGGCAAAAAGGGTCGCTTAAGAAAAGACAGATACAGCTCTTTGGTGATAGCTAATATGTTAGCTAGACAAAATAGAATAGAGCTTGCTGCTCCTGACTACGGAGTTATAGGAGGCAATAGAACTCAAATAGTAAAACAAGAAGGAGACATGTATAAAGGACCAGAATGGTTTACAAAAAGTGTTAATGATGATTTTTATACTGGTATTTATAGATAAACAGTGTATAATAAAACAATAGAAACACAAAACAAACGCAATACAAACGACTATGACTCAAAAATATCCAAAAAGTGACGCAATAGCAGACGCATCTATTATTGGTGAAGAAGCTTATGTAACATGGGGCGATGATTTACAATCTAAACAAGAAGCCCTAGCTAAATCTGCAGAATCTATGTCGGAATATACTGCGATAGGACATACTACTTCTACTAGAAGATATGGTTTAGATTATTCTAACTTAGATACAAATACTTCTGGTAGACCAGGATTAACAAGAAACGACTATGATTTCTTTAGACCTGATGAAGCTGTTCCTAGAAAAATAAAAGCTATTATAAAAAGATCTGAAGATATTTATCAAAGGGTTGGATTGGTAAAAAATGTTGTTGATCTTATGGGAGATTTTGGCAGTCAGGGAATAAGAATAGTTCATCCAAATAAAAGAATAGAAAGATTTTATCGTAAATGGTTTAAAAAAGTAAAAGGAAAAGAAAGAAGTGAACGATTTTTAAACAACCTTTACAAAAGCGGTAATGTTGTTATAAACAGACAAACAGGTAAATTAAGCTTAAAAGTAACAGACAAATTATTCAAGACAGTAGCATCTCCAGATTTATTAATTAACGATCTTGATAATATTAAATTACAAAAAAGAGAAATACCTTGGAGATATACTTTTATAGATCCAGTATATGTTGAAGTTTCAGCAGGATCTTTATCTTCTTTTGTGTCCAATAAACTTTATGAACTGATTCTTCCTAGTATGCTTAGAAAAACCATTAATGCTCCTAAAAATGAAGCAGAAAAAGCAGTAGTAGAACAATTACCAGATCAGATTTTAGAAGCAGCTAAATCTAGAAAGAATTACCCCTTAGATCCTAATAAAACTATGGTTTTTCATTACAAGAAAGATGATTGGCAAAGATGGGCATATCCAATGATATATTCTATTATGGATGATATAACAGTTATTGAAAAATTAAAATTAGCAGATATGGCAGCTTTAGATGGAGCCATCAGCAATATCAGAATTTTTAAATTAGGAAGTCTTGAACACAAAATTGCACCAACAAAAGCAGCAGCAGCAAAATTAGCGCAAATTCTTGGGAATAACGTTGGTGGAGGAACAATGGATTTGGTGTGGGGGCCAGATTTAGAATTAGTAGAAAGCAAAACCAGTGTTCATCAGTTCTTAGGCGAAGCCAAATATACGCCTCATTTAAATAGCGTATATGCTGGACTAGGTATTCCTCCAACACTTACTGGAACTTACGGAGCAGCAGGAACTACCAATAACTTTATTAGTTTAAAAACACTAACACAGAGATTACAATATGGTAGAGATGTTTTAACAGAGTTTTGGGATAATGAAATAGCCTTAGTACAAAAAGCTATGGGATTTAAAATTCCGGCCAAAATAGAATTCGACAGAATGGATTTATCTAATGAAGAAAGTGAAAAAGCCTTATTAATACAATTGGCCGACAGAAATATTGTATCAGACGAATTATTACAAAGTAGATTCGGTTTTGATCCAGAAATGGAGAAAGTAAGAATAAATAGAGAAAAAAGAGAAAGAAAGTCAGATAGAATGATTCAAAAGGCTGGTCCCTGGCATGATCCGCAACCAGAAAATTCCCTCAAAAAGATAGCATTACAAAGCGGAATAGCAACGCCAAGCGAAGTTGGTTTGCAATTAAATTCTAGAAAAGACGGAGAAAAAAGTTCTTTAGAAATGAGGCAAGCTTTCAGACCAACGCAGTTGGCGAAAGATTCTCCGGAATCTTCGCCGGGTGAACCGCAACAAGGAAGACCAAGACTTTCAAAAGATAAAGATAAAAGAAAAGACAGAACTTTCAGACCACAAACAGGAGCCGCTTTGCATCTTTGGGCTACTGCCGCCCAAGATAAAATTAGCGAAATTATTAATCCTGTAATGCTAGATTTTTACGGAAAGAAAAATCTTAGAACTCTATCAAGCGATCAAACTAAAGAATTAGAAAACATAAAAACAAGCATACTTTTTAATACAAACCCATTCTGCACAATAAATGCTGATCGTCTTTCAGAAGAACTAAAAGACTTAAATCATGCCAAAGTAGTGCAATATAGTGTATGGTTAAGAAGTCTTGCCTCAGACTTAAACCGCGATTTATCTGTTGAAGACCAAAAACAAGCCAAGTCCTCATTTTATTGTTTGTTAAATAGCGAGAAATAAATATGATTATATACCCTCAAGAAACAGACGATGGATTATCAGAAAAACTATCGTCACAAGCTAGTATATCATATGCTTCAGTTCTAACTCCGTGTTACTTAAAAGAACAAAATAAAATTAAAAATAATACGACCTTTGCTGCACTGAATGACTCAGATTTATATTATGTTCAATCTATTTTAGTAAGTTCTTCTTGGAATAAAAATGATGACATTTTTGATAAAGCTGAAGTCTGGGCCGCTAGATCTACACCAGAAGACAAGCCAACAAACTTGGAGCATGACGAAAGTGTTATTATAGGACATATTACTTCAAACTGGTCTATTGATGAAGATGGCAATATTTTAGAAGACAGTCTTATAGCAGAAGAACTTCCAGAAAAATTTCATATTGTTACAGGTTCTGTTATATATAAGTCTTATACAAAGCCCGAACTAAAGGAAAGAGCAGAAAAGCTTATATCAGAAATAGAAAACGGCACTAAATATGTGAGCATGGAATGTTATTTCAAAGGCTTTGATTATGGTTTGGTAAGCAAATCTTCTGGACAATACAAAATATTATCAAGAAATAACGACACAGCATATTTGACAAAATATTTAAAAGCTTATGGTGGACAAGGAGAACACGAAGATTATAAGATAGGTAGAGTTTTAAGGAACATAACATTCAGCGGTAAAGGCTTTGTTGATAAACCAGCAAATCCAGAAAGTATTATTTTTAATAAATCATTAATTAATGATAAAAAAAATGACAATTTATCAAAATCAGGTGTAATAGAAAATAAGCCCACAATAAATGCAGATACGGAGAATATGATTATGAGTGAAAATATCGAAAAACAAGTTGCAGAGATTAATGAAAAACTAGACACCGTTTCTGCAAGTTGTGCCGACCAAGTTTCAGAAGCTAAAGCTTTCGCTTCTGAATTACAAGAAACCAACAAACAATTAGAGGCTGCTATGAAAGAAAAAGAAGAAATGGTTAATAAAGAAAAAACCAAATCAGAGGAAATTGCTGCAGAATTTGATGCTGCTGCTAAAAAATACGAAGAAGAAAAAGCTCGTATGGAAGAAGAAATGAAAAAAGTCAAGTCTGAACTTGATGAAGCAGCTGCAGCCATGACAAATAAAGATGAAGAACTTAAAAAAGTCAAGTCTGAACTAGATCAGGCTAATGAAGTTATTGCTGGCTATAAAATGAAAGAAGAAGAAATGGCCCGCAAAGAAAAAATGATGAACAGAAAAGCAACCTTGGTTGAAGCGGGTCTAGAAGATGATGACGCTTCCGCTGCTGTTGAAAAATTTGAAGCTCTTGATGACGAAACTTTTGAAGCTATGGCTGTCATGATGAAGAAAAAGGCTGCCGTTAAGCCTAAAGAAGAAGCTATCATGAAAAAAATGGCCTCAGAAGATGAAGCTGAAGCTGCTCTTGAAGAAGTGGAAGCTGAAGAAACAATTGATCTTAGCGTCGGAAACGACGAATCAGAATCAGCAGAAGCTAGTGTTCGCTCAGAACTTGTTGAATTTGTAAGTGCTAGACTCGGTAAAAACTCAAAATAAGGGAGAAAAAACATGGCTCTTAAACCAGATCGTATCGAAACTCAAACAGACGTTTCATTTTTCATGAATTCAACTGCTACCAGAGGTGGCGTTGCATCAGTTAGCACTGGCGGTTCTGGCGTTGCCATGGACGATGCTAGCGCTCTTGTTGCTTATGTTACTGCTGCCAGTGGAGCAAAGCCTGTAGGTGTTTTACTAAATGATGTTGTTAATCTTGATCTTACTCGTCAGCATATTAACTGGCATAAAGATGAAGTTCAACAGGGTGGCAAAGTTACTTTGCTACAAGTTGGTCAGGTCACAACCGACTGGGTTACCGGCGACGTTGTTGCTGGCAATTCAGCCTATGTCGGAGCTAGCGGTTACTTTAGTGCCACCGCTCCAACAGACGACGACACTGAAAATGAGAACTATCGCGTTGGTAGATTCTTAAGCTCTAGAGATTCCGATGGTTATGTCAAAGTAGCAGTAAACATTGCCTAATAGAAAAGGGAGAAATACATAATGTCAGCAGAAACTAAATCATTCCAACCTACTCCAGAACTAACCGATCTTTTAGTTAGATCTGGCTCACAGCACAGAGAAACTTCTCTAGCTGCTAACGCAGAATTTGCTAAAGCTCTAGAGCAGCCACTCCGTCAAGGTATTCTTAGTGGCAATATTCTAGACGGTATTTTTGAGCCAATTCAACTTGCTCAAAGTGCTACTCCAGAATTTCCATTAGACTTTTTAGCTCCAGGCACAGAAAAAGACTTTGTTGCTTATACTGTTCCTAATCATGGCTATATTCCAGAACGCCACGTCGAAGGCGATTATGTCATGGTTCCTACTTTTGATATCGGTGCCAGCATCGACTATCTTTTAAAGTATGCTCGTGATGCTCGCTGGGACGTTGTTGGTCGAGCAATGGAAGCTCTTGAAGCTTCTTTTGTTAAGAAAATGAACGACGATGGTTGGCACACACTATTGGCCGCTGGTGTAGATCGTAATATCGTTGTTTACGACAGCGATGCTAGCAATGGACAGTTTACCAAGAGACTTGTTTCTCTTCTTAAAACTGTTATGCGTCGTAACGGCGGTGGCAATTCTGCTTCAAACAATCGCGGAATGCTAACTGATCTTTATGTCTCTCCTGAAGCTATGGAAGACATTCGTAACTGGGGTGTAGATCAGGTTGACGAAATTACTCGTCGTGAGATTTACACAGCGGCTGATGGTTCTGTCAACAGAATCTTTGGTGTTAATCTTCATGATCTAGACGAACTAGGTGATGGTCAAGAGTATCAGCTCTTCTACGAGAATACTCTTAGTGCTTCAATGCCAACTGGCCATAATACCGAAATTGTTGTTGGTCTTGATCTTCGCAAGAGAGACAGTTTTATTATGCCAGTTCGTGAGCCAGTACAAATTTTTGAAGATGATACTCTTCATCGTCAGAAGAGAGCTGGTTTCTACGGTTGGGCCGAGCAAGGATTTGCCGTTCTAGATAATCGTCGTGTTTTACTAGGTTCACTATAATAGTTAAATATTAAGTAAACCATAAATAATGAAGAGAGCCGCTTGATTGCGGCTCTTTTTATTTTATTATAAGATGGTTTTATGCATGATCTGATTTAACTTATAAGGAATTATTATGATTGATATAGATCTTACAAAAGAAAAATTTGGTTATGAACCTCAAAGCTTATCAAAGGGGTCTTCAAAAAAGATTTATGTTAAATGCGACTACTGCGAAAATTATACTATCAAGACATATAAAGCATATATTTCACAAAGAAATATAGTATCTAAAGATTCTTGCGGACAAAGTTTATGCAAATACAAAAAAAGAGAAGAAATATCTTTGTTAAAATACGGCGTTAAAAACTCATCACAAACAAATGAAGTAAGAAACAAAATTAGAAATAT